TTCTTGTGTTCCTGATGAAGAAGCTAAAAAGGCATTAACTATAATGTTGAATGAATTAGGAACACCATCAGTAGTGCAAGAAGAAATTATGAATGCCCTTAATAAGGTATAAGGAGAAAACAATGGAAGACCAAATTAAACAAGTCAATCCTCAGGATGTAGAAGATGCATCCGCCCTCACCGATGACGAGCTTCGTGGACACAAGTTCTTTGGTGCTTCGACTGCTCATGGAGATGGAACGTTTTATGATAGCGATGGCTATCGATATGGAGTAGATGCAGGGATGCTTGGAATAGTCCCCATTGCCCTTGTGGAACTCGAAGGCGAAAGCATAGAGGATATTGAGAAGTACAAGCTTGGTCGTATCCACGAGTTCAAAGAAGATTTTGAGGTCGGAGTGAACGAGTTGCATACCTTCCTGTTCGGGGACATTATCATTGACACAGATGATGAAGCAGAAGATTATGGTGAGGATGACTACTATCCAGACGACTCGGACTACGATGATTATGATGATTGTTTTTGACCCTTGTCCCTTGTAACAAGTGTATTCAAGTAGAGACCGCCACAAGCGGTCTTTTTTTTAGCGTCTAATCACAACCAAACAAAAGTTTTACTAAACTGGGCAAAAAAACATGAAAAAAACTGGAAAAATAGCAAAAAAAACCTTGACTGTCCAGACCACCATCATATTATAGCTTCATAACTTGGAACACACTAAATCAAAAAAAAACAAGGAGTTAGAAAATGAAACACTTTACAAAGAAAGGCACACTGATGGAATCGGAACTTACCTTTAATTCATTGAGGTTTACGATTGGGACGCTTACACAAGATGGACACGAAACAGAATGTGTCCAAATCAAACCAATTATCGAAGACGTAATTTTCGGTCTTGATTTAGCTACGCTCCACGCAAGAAAAATAATGCAACACCTTTCCAGCGAATGGAAGGCAAATGTAGTAGAAGACAATATCTATACAATGTCTGCTTATGTCACATCGCCAAGCCCAATAAACTTTGGCATTCTCAAGGGCATCATTGATAGAATTATTAACGGCTGGAAATAGGGGTTCACGATGATACGGGTTGAGTTCGTGTCGGATGTTGAAAAAAGAGGGGACGCCCTAAAGCGTCTGGGGTTCTCAATAGAGGTGGATAACACCTTACCCACATTAGCGTTAATGAAGGATAACAAGCACATCCTATTTTGTCAGGGAGATGATGCAGACACTATCCTTAAAGAAGCTCCAGAAGACATCAACGAAGAATTGTTCCTGCTGTTCTTTTTCGAGTCAGCAGGGGTGATATAGAAAAGGAGAAAAGACCAATGATTAAGTTCAGCGAAGTTCATGATATGCTTGAGTCCCATAATGGTATTGGGCTTATGTATTACACCAAGCCCACTCACAAAGCTGTCATTGACAAAGATGGTGAAGACCTCACTGTAAATTTCACCACAGAGGGTATGCCAATCGGAACACTCAAGACCAAGAGCTATAAGTTTGCCTCAAAGGTAATGAATATGTTCTTTGCCAGATGCGATAAGGTAAAGGTGATGGTTCTCCACTACTCAAGCGGGACAAAGAAAGATGAAGAACCTGAAGTTTAAGAATGGATACCATGTCACAGTTGATGACCTTGAAAAGATGCAATGCAGGTTTTCAATAGACGTTGACTCAGAGTTTTATGCCTATGATACTCCAGTAAAGTTTCAAGATGTTGAAGACCCGCAAAGCTATTTTGCAGATATTGATTATATTCCGATGGAAATCAAACCATCAATGAAGATTGTTAGAATTGGAGATGTATATGCAGAACTTTATGGAGAAAACAATAGTATAAGTGTTGTAGTCGAAAAAGATGCTTACCAATACAGGGAAAAGCTTGAGTTTGAAACTGCAAACAAGGCATTTGAGTATTTTCTTTCCGACATATACTCTGGTCTAACGAGCAAAAAAGCAAACAGAGAGTCTTTTGCAATATCGGAACACCTTCCCTATGGATATGCAAGAGGCGGTGTCTATTCTAAGGATATGACGAACCTCAAAGCCCCAATAATTGTGTTTATCACAAACGAGACGATATTTGCCTCATATCTACATGAGGATGGCAGAATTGAGTTGTTTGGTTGCCGAAAACACAGAAAAGACATCAGGATGATGTTGTCACCCCAAGAATATGATGAGTGGGTAGAAGCCATGAAAAAAGGAGAACAAGTGGAAGCGATTGTATCGGTTCATTATGACATCGAAGGTGGAACAGCCAAGAATAAGCTGTATCCAGTAGTTGAGACCTTTCCCAACTTTGTGTCCGTTCTGATAGACGGCAAGAAGGTTGATTTCGGGAACAGAGAGGTCTATCTTGCCAAGAACGATAACGACTTGGTTGCGTTCATTGAAAGCACAAGAACCATGATGTGTATGCAAAGAAGCGAGAAGCAAATAGCCCACTTCATATCTGGGTTTCACGGGATAGAAAAAGGCAGAGCGGTTGTTCTTGCCAAGAAAATCAAAGAGAGGTTAAAAAAAATGCAGGTCTTATAGAGCCTCTTTCAATGATTTAGGAAATCGGCTAAAAAAAACATGAAAAAACGACAAATAATTCTTGACAGTCAGGACTCATATCTTATTATAGACCTAACACTTGGATAACAAAAAACAAACAAGGAGAAAGTCATGGAAAACTTAACTTTTAGACAGACCAAAGAAGCCACCTTCACCACCCCAGTGGTAAAATTCACGGAAGGCGAAGTTCAAGACGAATATGGCAAAAAGTCAAAGGCTGTTCAAATTAAAGGGTTTGCAAGAAACGGAAACTTTGCGGTCTCCATTGCAAACGGATATGCTGAAGCACTTACCGTCTGGGGTGGAATTAGCGGGAAAGTTGTTAAGGATTTCAGAAACAACTGTGTTTACATAGTCGGAGACGAATACTCCAATCTCAGCATTTCCACTGTTCACAAAGCAGTAGTAACAATGGCGTAAGGGGGAGAAGATGAGCTATTCCAGTTTTGTAAGACAGGATGAGGCACGGGGAAAGAAATGGTATGGTCTCTATGACAGAGAAGACCAAGAAGTTGAACGGGTTCTTGCAAGAAACGCAGACGAAGCATTTGCCAAACTGAAAGACAAATCCCAAGATGGCTTTTACGTAGAGGGCGTTTCAGCTCACGCTGCAATGTTCGATTGATGTGGAGGGAAAGATGTTAATTGAAGTAAGAATAAACAACCACCCCAGAGTCAAGGTTATAGTCGCCCACACCAAAGAAAATGTGGGCGAATGGCTATACGAGCAAAAGAAAAAGTTCCCCAACGTAACAGCGGAACGGATTGGGTTCACAGACGTAAAGCCCAAAGTTTCCCTTGCAGTCGGGGTCTATAAGGAGAAATGATGCTTGGAGAAAAACACTCAATTTATCTGGTGACCAACGAGGAAATGATTTCCAAAGAAAAGAAGGGTCGCCACATTCGAGAGGATTACTTTGCGAGACTTAAAAAGGTCACCAAGTCAGAGCGTATCCTCATCAGGAGAAAGCGTGAGACCTATCAAATATGCTTTGCTGGATTACCAGACCTGCCCGATGAAAACGCAGGGGAGTGGAAGTATAGCAAGAACGAGAAGTGCTACACTCCAAACCTCAAGACCAAAGATGGTAAGGCGTTAAATAAGGCGATTATGGATGAAGGGAACGTGACGCCTATTATCCCTCAATACCTGAAAGAACTCGGAGTCGGGGTTGCTGAAATCGACTTCAACGATGATGGTAGGATTTACTATAACAATGTTGAGGTAATGGTGAACGAAGCTGGAGACGAGTTCATAGTTATGATACCCAAGACCAAGAAAGAAGCGAACAAGCCATACGAAGACAAGTCAATAGATGCTATCAAATCTATTGGCGGTGTGTTGATAACGTTTGGCGACTACTACGATAACCACAAAGAAACGATAAATCAGTATGTCGGATAAGGAGAAGACATGAAAATCAAGATTGAAGCAAAAGAACTGAATGCCATGCTCAAGTGCGTGGCAAGTGCACTTCCGAAAGGCTCGACTTCCCCAATACTTCAATGCGTGAAGATTGATTGCGAAGACAACAAGATGAAGGTTAGTGCCTCGAATTTGGAAGCCACCATCATCAAAAGCGGAGAATGTGCCGTTCTTGAAAGCGGGACTATCTGCGTTCATGGCAAAACGCTCATCGCCCTTGTTGGCAGGATTAAAGACTTGATTGAAATCGAAACAGACGGGACAGTTGCAAGGTTCAAGTCTGGGAAAATGACATTTGAGCTTGAGCTTGCAGACGACACCCTCTATCCAGAGGTAAAGCCAAGCGAAACAGCGTCTGAAACAATCGTTGTATCGGAGAACGTTATCGACAGCGTATTTACCAAGCTTCGTGATTGCGTATCCAAAGACGCGAACAGGGCTGTTTTAACGGCTATTTGTCTCAGGGTCAAGGGCGACAAGTATGTGTTTGCAGCAACAGATGGCAGAAAGGTCGGAGAAATCCTGATTGAAAAGCCAAGCGGTGCAACCTTTGCTGGAGAATTGCTGTTTCCCAATATCACCATTGAGCCTGTTCTGAAAAACCTTACTCATATCCAAGATGCCGATGTAATCATCAGGGTTACCCAACGCAACAAGATTGAGTATGAGTTCAAAGATGGAACTCAGGTTTTAACCTCTATGCTTGAGTATAAGTTCCCTGAATACGAAAAGGCATTCAATGGACGGGAAGACTCGAAAGCCATTGAGTTCGAGAAGAAAGAGCTTGTTGAAACCCTCAAGACCTGTATGCTTGCCACGGAACAAACCAGCCTCAAGACCGCAATGAAACTTGATGGAAGCGACAAGGCGATATTCGGCTCGTCTATCAGGTCAGAAGTAAATGCCAAGATAGAGCTTCCCTTCAAAGAGAACAATATCAGCGTTGACGGCAGAGTTGCTTTCAATCCAGCTTACATGATTGCCTTGCTTTCGGCTATTGATGGTGATACGGTCAGGATAGCGATGCAGGTTGACCAGATTGGCAAGTCCCCCCTGTTTATCTCTGGGTCAAGCCCAAACGAGAGCTATTTGCTTATGCCATTGCGTAGCTGATGCACAAGACACCCACACCAAGAGCATGGGCGAGTCCTATGCTCTTTTTTGTGTAAATATAGAGACAAGCCACAAAACCAATCAAATTACACAAGATGAAATGCAATCTCACGACAATGAGAGTTTATGAGGCGTTCCACGGTGGGAAAAACGAAAATACAAGGCAATTAGTATTGACAGGAAATGTGCTGTGACTATCTTTGACTTAGAGGTTTGAATGAAACAGAAAGTTAAAGTCAATATAACGAAACTTGGCACCAAAGACAGCAAGGACGAGTCCTTGTTTGGCAAAGTGCAAGCAACGTCTTCGCAGTATGCAAGCAGCGACTCGAAAACAGACGAGCTTGCTGAACCTGTTTATAGTTACGAAAACCTCAGTCAAGTTCCAGAGACGGATGATATTGTTGACTCAAACATTCGTGCAATAGCTCAAAACGTTGTTGGGTTTGGTTATCGTTTTGAACAATACGAGGGAGATGAGGCATCGTTTAAGGCTCAGAAAGCTCTTATAGAAAACGTGTTTAACAATCCCAATGAGCAGTTTGAAAGCTTTATTGTTATATCGAAACTCGTTATTATAGACAGGGAAACGTTTGGAACTGGTTACATGGAAGCACGAAGGGATATTGATGGCAACATTGCACGATTATATCATGCTCCCACATTCAGGATAAGAGCCAGAAAAGACAAGATAGTTCCAAACGAAAACGTTGTGGAAAAGCGTGGCTACGTCATGGTTTCTGGGAAAAGTGGCGACTTAAAGCCAGTTATGTATTTCAAGAACTTTGGCGATGAAAGGCACATGAACAGGGAGACTGGCGAGTATGGCAACGTAGAGCCAGCACTCAGGGCTTCAGAGCTAATAGAGTTCAAGAACCACAACACGAAATCAAGATACTATGGTGTCCCTCAATATCTGTCCACAGAAAGTGCCATTGTTGGAAACAACTATGCCTCGACCACGAACAATAACAGGTTCAAAAACAACTGTGTTCCTGACCAGATGGTGATAGTAAACAATGGCTCGATAGTAAGCGGAAAGAACGAACTCAAAAGCTATTTCCAGAATGAGTTTAAGGGTGCAGAGAATGCAGGTAAAACCTTACTTGTAGAAGTTGAAGGATACGACAAGGACGCAATCAGGGAAGGTCTTGAAAAAGCTACGGTTCAGGTAGTTCCACTCAACTCGTGGAAAGATGCGGACTTTCAGAAGTTTCAAGACAGGAACGATGTTCGTATTCGCAGGTCGTTTCGCATAAGCAAGATAATTCTTGGTGAGACAGATGATGTAAACAGGGCAGCAGCGACAGCAGCAAAAGAGATAGCAGAAGAGCAGGTTTTCAGCCCAATCCGAACAGAAATGGACGAGATAATCAATCAGACCATAGTTGCAGATATTCTCAAGAAAGCCAATGTGTCTGGAACTCCGTCTGTGTGGTTTGCTTTCATCAAGATGAAGATTGACGACCCAGAGTATCGTTTGCAACTTGCAGAAAAGATGTCAAGCACAAAGGTTGGAACGATAAATGAAATCAGGGAAACGCTTGGGCTTCGTGCTTTTGGTGATGAAGAAGACCCAATGTATAACACTCCCCTCAAATCACTCGAATTGATGTTGGTGATGCAAGCCCTTGACAGCACTACGCAAGAGGTTAAGACCGCACAAATGGCAAAGCTTGAAAAGGTTTTCAAGACTGGTGACATGGCTCAGGCTTACAAGATGATTTTGTCTGGATATGGTGTTTTCGGTGGAAGACAAGATTAAGCTCATTACAGCGGAAGCTATTAAGTTGCAAGGAGAGGGAGACCCACTTGCAGACGACCTGTTTCTTGCACAGGAAATGGAATACGTTTTAAGTCTTGCAAAGGTGCTGACAACCCAAATGAGTGTTGCTTATTCGTATGTTAAGAACGTTGCAACAGGTATGCACATCGGGTTTGACAGAAACTCCCTCTACGAAGCAGCAGAAAAGGCATACGTAAACGCACTCGGAACGACAGCACCAGAGAAGATGCAAGCAATTATAGACAAAACGGTTAAAGCCATATACGAAACATCACGAAAGGCTGTTACTGAAGTATCAATGACCCTTCCAGATAAGAAAGCAATAGAGTTCATGCGTTCAGTTGACAAGTTTTATGTCGGCAAGCAGTTTGCTGGTTATGAAGACCAGATAAGAGAGATAATCAGGGTAGCCACATTTGAAAAAGGTCTTGGTGCTCTCGACACTGCAAAGCTAATTCGTGATACAGTTAAAGATGGTGTAGAGCGTGAGTTTTACAGATATTCAGTTGTGGCAAGAACCTCTGCCAATCGAGTAAGAAACTGGTCTCGTGTTTATGCGTTCCACGCAGAACAAGTAACGGAAGTTGAGTTTGTTGCAATGATGGACGAAAGGACGTCTGCTATATGCCAGAACATGAATGGTGCCGTTTTCGAGGTATCAACCCTGATACATCACATTGAGCGTGTGGAAGAAGCGGGAGAGGATAAACTCCCAGAGGTATCGCCATTTCCTAAGCTTTCAGATATAGTTGACAAAGAGGGCAAGCGTGTGTCTGAAAACGACCTTGCTGCTGCTGGATTTGGAACTCCACCCCTTCACTGTAATTGCCGTAGCATACTGGTTTATCACGACCCAGAAATAAGGTCTGTGTCGGTAACCAAAGAATGATTGTAAGGAGCTAATGTGAACCCGATAACTGAAAAGAACTTGAGAACGATGTATTGCAAGGTTCAAAGCTTTGCCAAGAACAAGGATGGTGATTTGCTTGTTTATGGTTGGGCTTCCCAAGCAAACATAGACAGCGGGAAAGAAGTTGTTCCTCTCAAGGCGATAAACCGTTCTTTGAAGTCTTATGCCGACTTTGGAAATATCAGGCAAATGCACAATCCGTTCTTGGGCGGTGCTGGTGTTTGCAAGGTTATGATAATGGAAGAGGACGGACTGTGGATTGAGGCTGCAATTATAGACAAGGACGTTCAGGAAAAAATAATCAAGAAGGTGTATAAGGGCTTCTCGATAGGCTACATCATTAACAGCCAATACAAGAGAGCAGACGGAGTTGTTGTTCTTGAAGATATAGAACTTGTTGAAATCTCAGTCGTTGATAGACCCATGAACAAAAAATGCCTACTTGACCACATAAACAAAGTGCTTGAAGAAAACGCCAAAGGAGGAAAACAAATGGCAAAAGTGCTGACCATTGAAGATAAGGAAAAGATGCCCAATGACAGTTTCGCCTTCGTTGGGGAGATTGATGGAAAAGCAGCCAGACTGTTTCCATATAAGAACGTGGAAGGAGAGGTGGATGCAGAGCTTGCTTTTGCCTCAATCAACATTCTTAATAGCAATCGCCCAGAGGACGTGAAGTTTATGACAGATGAGCAAAAGGAAGCTGCTTACTCTGTCTTGTCAAAGGCTATTTCCGACTCTGGAACAGAAGAAGCTGTTCCCCCTCTCGCCCTCGATAACGAGTATGGGAACAAGTTTGAAAACCCTCAAAACGTGGCAGAGGGTCTCGAACAAACCCAAGAAATTGACAGAATGGTTCGTGATGCAATAAACAGCGGAAACGAAAGCCTGTTTGGTCAGTTTAAGTCGTTCTTTGCCACGATGTTCAAGCGGAAAGAGGATAAGCCCGATGGAGCAAAGTCCGTAGAGATTGAAGCTCCCCTCACAACCGTTGAAGGCTATACAGAGCAAGAACAGCTAAATCATAAGCTGTTTGACGTTACTTGGATACTTGGTCGTGTCCTTAGTAACATCCTTTATGCCGACTCAATGTCGTCAGAGGACAAGGAAATGGCTGCCATCAAAGCCTTCAATGATGCGAAGTCTGAATGGACTAATCTGTTCCGTCAAATCGTGGCACTGTCTTTGACAGCAAAAAGCGTAATCCCAGAAAACAAGGAGGAACTTGTGAAAACCAAATCCATTATGGTGGACGGTGTGAAGTATGTTCCCGCTGACGCTGCTGAACAACAGCCTGATGCTGGAAATCCTGCCCCCGATGCCCCCGCCACCACCGAAGAGCCGAACAAAGATGAAGCTCCAGTAGCAACAGCCCAAGAGCAACCTGCCAAAACCCAAGAAGAGCAGCCCGCTGCTCAACAGGATGAAAAGGTAAAGGCTCTTGAAGCCGAAAACGCAAGACTCACCGAAGAGCTTGCAAAAGTGAAGCAAATTGCCCCGTCTGCCGTAAAGCTTGCAGAGCAGAGTGACGGTAAGGCAGCAGACAAAGACCCCGAAGACCCCGATTTCTGGATATAAAAGAAGGAGAAGCAAAAATGAAAAAGTATCTCGATGAAACCAAGTTCAAGGCGTTAATCCAGTCAACCACCTTCTCCGCAGGTGGATTGCTTTCGCCTCAACAGGCAGACAGGTTTATTGACCTCGTTGTTGACCAACAGGTTATTCTCAAGGAATGCGATATTCGCCGTATGGTAACAAACTCAATCGAGCTTGAACGCATCGGTATGCAGTCTCGCCAAATGAGAAAGCACAACGCTGGTCAGGCTGGAACTTCTGCCACCATCACGTCAAGCAAAAGAACCCTTTCCC